ACGTCTTCCAGCGCCCGCTCGATCCCCGCGTGGACCCGCGGCCCGGCGGCCTCGGCGGGGCCGGTGAACCACCCCGGCTGTACCTCCTGCGTGCGCCAGACCTCCCGGTCCCCGAACACGGGATGGGTGAGCCGGCCATCGTTCAGGTCGCGGAGCTTCCGGCCGCGGCCGGCCGCGTGACCGGTGCCGCCGAAGGACCCGGCCTGCCCGGTGACGGTCACGCCCGGCTCGCTCCCGGCCGTGCGGACACTGGTCCCGATGCGCAGGTCCGCGTTCAGCTCGTCGGCGTACCGGTCGGGGAGGTGCGGCCGCAGCCCGGCGCGGATCTCGTCCTCCACCGGTTCCACCGCGTCCCGCATCGCCCTGGTGACCTCCCGGAGCAACTCCGTGTCACCCGCGCGGCGCAGCCGGAACGCGAGCGCCTCCAGTTCGGATGCCGCATCAGCCATTACCGCCGCCCTTTCTGCTCGCGCACGCGGTCCTCTTCCTCGGCCTGGTACCAGGCCATCCACTCCGTCAGCTCCGACGACGAGATACGGTCCAGGAGCTCGGCGACGGTACAGCCCAGCTCACGGGCTAGGCCGAAACAGAATCTCCTGACCGGCCGTTCCCTGATGCTTTTCCCATCTCTTCCACGGCGTCCTGCTGCAGGCCCGACAGCCGGGACGCGACCTCGAACACGCGGTCCAGCGCGGCGGCGGACAGCTCGCCGAGCGCGGCGACGTCCTGCTGGGTGAATACCGGCTCGCCGTCCTGGTCGATGATGGTCCGGGCGGCCAGCTTGGCGCGCATATTGCTGACGTCGGGGACCATCTGCCTGCCCCGCTGCACGGCCAGCGACGCTTCCCACTCGTCCCTCTCGCGGCCCCGCAGCTCCCGGACCAGCACCGACCCTCCCCATTCGGGGACAGATACGTCTTCGGTCTTGAGCGCGGCGGCCTTCAGGATCGCGTCGCGATTCAGGTAGGAGCCCACTAGGGGATCACCACGTTGGCGGCCGGGACGCGCGTGATCGCGAACGACACGTTGACCTGCTGCGGGTCCTCCATGTTGCCGTCCAGCACGCTGGAGGTGACCTTCGCCGGGAACACGTCCATCCGCTGCCCGGTCACGTCGCCCTCCCACAGGAACACCGCGAACCCGACGGTGTCGCGGGGCAGTACCGTCCGCACGTCCGACGACGTGTTCGACGCGTAGAACGACAGGGACGAGTCCTCGGCCTTGATCCGGCCGGCGATCTTGGGGACGAACCGGCCCGACAGGTCCGGCGTGTCGGACGTGTCGGAGGTGGTGGTGAACCCGGCGATCGCCGCGACCTCATTGGTCAGGTCGATCCCGGCGTTCAGCTCACCCCTTGACGGCGCGGTGTAGGTGGCGATCGTGGTGATCCAGTAGATTTTCCGGGTGCCAGGAGGGATGTACCGGACGGTGGCGGTTAGCGGGGTCGGAGGCACAGCTAGTTCTCCTTGTTTTCAGAGCTGGCGGCCTTCTCCGCCTTCGCGGCCTTGGCCCTGGTCATCGGCGGCGGGTTCGGCTCCGGGTCCGGGTCCGGCACCTCATCGGGGGCGAGCAGCCGCCATCCCGACGCGTAATGCTGGGGGAGGGATGACTGGTGCACCTCGCCGGTGCCGCCGGTCTCCGGGTGGATGATCGTGACCCATTCGTCGTCCATGTCCCCGCTCCTTATGCGCTGATCGCGATGACGGCGCCGCTGACCGTGCCCGCCGCGACGTCGAACGTGACGAGCCCGGTTACCGGGTCGGCGTAGGTGACGGCGGGCAGCGGGATGATGGTGATGGCGCCGATCGTGGCGGGCAGCGTGACTGTCCGGTTGGGGATGACCAGGCCGTCGAATGTGGTGGTGGCCGGGACGTGCATCGTGATCGCGACGGTGGACGCGGCGCCGTTGATGAGCATGAGGCCGATGCCGTTGCCGCAGGGCGCGGTGTGAGTGAACGTGGCGAGCCCGGCGGTCTGGGTGACCGGGTTCAATCCTGCGTGCGGTGCGACCTGCACCGTGAAAGCGGTTGCCGCCATGGCCTTGGTACCTCCGGTTGCGTGGTGAGTCGTGAGAGGCTAGGCCGGTGATCCGCACCGAGACCTACCTTGACGGCCGCCTGGTCAAAGAGATCGGCATGGTGAACATCGGGCCGTCCGCCGAGAAGCCATACGACGACTGGATCGACGGCCGCCACCGCTGGCTGCTCGACGGCGCCGAGATCACCGAGCCTGCGGCGGAAGAACTGCTCAGCGGCTGGTGTATGCGTCGCAGTTGACGGGGAACCTGACCCGGGCCAGCGCCCCGCCCGCCGTCTGCTTCTGCTGCAGCGACCCGATCCCGATGGACGCCCGCAGTACGACCCCGCCGAGCCTGGGATCGACGGCGATCGCCGCGCCGCACGCCGCGTGCAGCTGGTACGCCCGGGTCCGGGCGGCGGCGATGTCACCGCCGCCGTCGATGACCTCGACGCAGCAGGTGACGGCGTACCGTTCCCGGTCCGGCAGCACGGCGAGGCCCTCCGGGCTGGCGGTGCCGGTGACGACGGCCTCGGACTGATCGCCCGCGTACCCGACGGCGACGGCCTCCACGCCGGGGTTGTCGGTCAGCGCCGGGCCGTCCCGGACCGGGACCCCGGCCACGCCCAGCGCCGGGGAAGTCCTGAACGCGACGACCAGCGCGGCGATCGCGGCGGGAACCGTGGAGGAGTAGGTCACGCCATCACCGGCCGGGGCGGGCCCATCCACTCCTTGGTCTTGTCCGGGACGGTGAAGAACTCGCCGGGCTGGCGGAAGTGCTCCTCGGGGCCCATGACCCCGGACAGGGCCGCGAGCTGGCCGCGCTGGGTTTCCCACAGATGCTGCAGCATGATGAGGGCGCCGCGCTTGTACCTCGCGGGGATGACTGCCAGCCCGGCGAGGTAGGCGACGTCGACGATGCCGGTGACCGGCGGGCCGTTCATCACGTAAACGGCCCCGGACGGGTTCACCGCCATCTGGGTGACGTCCCAGGTGAACGTGCCGTCCCAGGACACCATGGAGGTCAGGGAGATCACGGGCGCGGACCGGAGCCAGAACTGCTGCCGCCGCAGCCCGCCGGACGCGTACCCGTACCAGCCCAGGCGGGACAGGTCGAGCCTGCTGGTGACGGTGCGGCGGACGATGACCTCGTGCTTGTATTCCTCGAGGGCGCCGGTGACGCCGGCGATGTAGTCGCGGAGCAGGTCGTCGCTGTCGTGGTCGGTGAGGGGGATGTTGAGCTGGGTCTTGGCGTCGGCGAGGGACACCATGGCGGGCCAGGGGGTGGCGGCGGCGTCGAACTCGTCGTCCCAGGACGTGACCGGGCCGGTGGTGGCGGCGTGGGCGGTGTACCGGCCGGGGATGGTGGTCTGGTAGGAGAGCCGGTACTGGCCGGAGACGGCCGCGTCGGTGATGACCGGGGTGGCGGTGGTTCCGTCGGGCAGGGTGATGGTCAGGGTGACGGTGGCGGCGTGGGCCAGGGCCCCGGTGGCGTCGAGGACGTCGAACGCGACCATGTACATGCCGCCGGCGCTGATCACGGGCGGGCTCCTGTCCTGGCCTTCCTGCGGGGCCACCAGGCGCGGCGCCAGCGGCGGCACGGGCACAGGCCGCATCGCAGGTCGCCTGGCACGGTGTAATGCTGGTGGACGGACCAGGGGTCGCCGCACCGGCGCCGCCCGCAGGGCGCGTCGGGGTTCGTCACGGCGGTCCTCCCTTACTGTGCGCGGGCCAGTGCCATCTGCCCGGACTGGGTGCGGGCGGCGGCCTGGGTGGTGTCCCCGGCTGCCGCGGCGGGGATGGGCAGGGTGGCCTGCCGGGATGTCCCGTACGTAATCGGGGCGATGCTGGTCCCGGTGGCGGTGACCGAGCTGGCGGCGGTGAGGGCGGCGGTGGCCCGCTGGGTGGCCAGCGCGGACAGGACCGCGGCTCCGGCTGCCTGGGCGACGGCTGCCTGGGCGGCCTTCGCGGTGGCGGCTCCCGCGCCGGCCGCGTTTGCGGTGCCGGGGATGACCCCGGAGGCGCTGGCGGCCCCGGCACCCGCAGCGGTCGCTTTCGCGATCTGCGTGACCGTGGTGGTGACAGCACCCGCACCAGCCGCCGTCGCGGCGGCGATCTGCGTCGCGGCGGCGGTGACCGCGGCAGCGCCGGCGATGGCTGCGGTGGCCGCGCCGCTACTGGTCCCGGTGGCGGTGACGGCCCCCGCGCCCGCAGCGGTCGCCGTGGCGATCTGCGTGACGACATCGGTGACAGCGCCCGCTCCGGCGGAACTAGCCGGCGCGATCTGCGTCGCGACGTCGGTGACAGAACCGGCACCTGCAGCGGCGGCACCCGCGGCCTGCGTGACAACATCGGTGACCGCGGCGGCGCCTGCGGCTGTCGCCGGGGCGATCTGGGTGACAACCGCCGTGACAGATCCGGCACCCGCGGCGTTGGCGGTGGCCGCGCCCGACGACGACCCGATGGCAGTAACCGCGCCCGCCCCGGCCGCGGACGCACCCGCGATCTGGGTGACGACATCCGTGACCGCGCCGGCGGCGGCAGCCGTGGCCGTGGCTACCTGGGTGGCCTTCGCCGTGACCGTGCCCGCGCCAGCGGCTGTTGCGGTGGCGGCCTGAGTCACGACGTCAGCGACGGACCCGGTGCCCGCTGATGCCGCGGTGGCGGCCTGCGTGACGACCGCGGTGACCGCGCCAGCCCCGGCGGCGGCAGCCGGGGCGATCTGGGTTGCGACGGCGGTAGCCGACCCCGCAGCCGCGGCGGCAGCCGGGGCGATGACCGCCGCTACCGCGGTGACAGCGCCCGCGCCCGCTGATGCCGCGATGGCCGCCTGCGTGACGACCGCCGTGACCGCGCCGGCCCCCGCGATGGAGGCGGTGCCGGTGAACGTGGTACCGCCGACGTCGGGTGCGGGCCTGCCGAACCGGACGTTAGCGGCCGCGCCGCGGATCGGCATCAGCTACCCCCGGATCACAATGCCGGCTCGGCCCAGATCACCCACGGGATGACGTTGACGATCGCGGGGGCGGTGCACCGGACCCGCAGGAACCGCGCCGCCGCCGGGGCCCCGCACTTCGGCTGGTATTCCACCCCCGGCCAGAACAGGCCGTACCCGGATTGCGGGTGCGTGTGGCCGGAGTCGAGTTCCCGGACCGCGGTCATGGTGCCCTCGGTGCCGAAGTTGTACCCGGTCAGCGCCGCCCCGCCGATGCACACCGACGCGGGGGCGATCGCGTTGCCCCACGCGTCCGGGGTGAACGACGTCCCGGTCGACGCGGCGACGTCCCCCTCGATCAGCTGGCAGATCACCGGGATGGCGGTGCCGGACGCGCCGTCGAAGGACACGCCCCAGCCGATCACCCGGATGTCCTGCGCTGACGGGATGTTCACCTGCAGCACCGTCTTGATCGTCGCGGCAGCCAGCGCGACCGGCACGACGGCGAACGGGGTGGTGGTGGCCCGCGGAGCCGCCCGGTATTCAGACAATTGCTGAGCCGTCCCGTCAGGTGAATGTGGCCCCGCCTGGCGGCTGGGGTGGCAGTACCCGCATGCTGACGGCCCGCTGGGGTACCGCGAGGCCGGTGCCGGTATCCGCGGAGTAGGTGACGGTCAGGGACGCCCACCCGACGGCCTGCTGCGCCCCGCTGGTGGCGGTGCCCTGCGCGGCGTAGATGCGGACCCGCAGCGTGCCGAGCATCCCGTAGGTGACGCCGGTGAAATTAGCGGTGTCCACATGGCTGCTGGCGGTCGACACGGTTCCCGCTGCGGTGCCGAGCAGGGCGGGTGTGCCCGTGAAGTCCCACAGTTCGTAACTCAGGGGGGCGATGTTCGCGTCGGTGGTGAACTGGTTCACGTTCAGGGTGACCAGGGTGATGGGGGTGCCGGTGGTGACCCCGGTGAACGTGCCGAACTGGGACAGTTCCAGGCCGGGGGATATGACGGGGACGAACTGGAGGCCCGTTTTCGGCAGGACCGGCAGCCCGGGCTGGTCGAGGAGCCCCGGGCCGACTACGGCCTGCGGGCGGGGCCACAGCGGCGGCGCGGGCGGCATGGCCTAGTTGATGGCCTTGAGCAGGTACTGGGTGCACTTGATCGTCGGTGACCCGACAGCCTGGGACAGGGTCGCCTGCAGCGGCATGATCTTCGCGATGGTGGTGTCGACAGCGGCGACGGTAGGGCCGTTGGTCAGCGGCAGCGGGAACCGCACCGTGAACGGTGTCGCGGCCACCGACAGGGTGACCTCACCCTGAGTTTCCAGCGTGTTCGGCGACGAGCCATAGGCGATGCACCGGATCAGCGCCTCCAGTTTCCACGGCTGGTTCGTCTGGGTGACCGTCGCCGCGAACGCGCCCGTCGTCGCCAGGGGGGTCGCCCCGGCCAGCAGCGTGAACGTGAAGTTGGTGGCGGTGGACCCCATCGTATAGATACCGCGGGCCAGCACTTCGAGGACCGCGCCCG